GGTGGAATAGGCTTTCTCCTTTAAAGAGAGAGTTTTTTGAAAGCAAGTACGGCATAATTGACGATAATAAAATTAATGACATTTACAAAATACATACAGATTGGTTAAGTGAAGATTTGGAGCAGGTCAGCAGTTGCCTCTAACGTTATCTCGCTTTGTGTCAGTGGCGGATTAAAAAAGACTGACTTTCCGATTAATAACTAAACATATAAAAATGCAAGAAACATTAAATTTAGACCAAAACCCGCCATTGCACAAAACGAGTGTTAGTGGCAGTACTTTTGTGAACGCAGACTGTTTCGATGTTTTTCCTTTTATTGAGGATAAATCAATTGATGCTATTATTTGCGATTTACCTTATGGAACGACTGCCTGTAAATGGGATACGATTATTCCATTAGATAAACTTTGGAATGAATACAAGCGTGTTTTAAAGCCAAACGGTGTTATTTTACTTACTGCTTCGCAACCATTTACAACTGTTTTGATTGGGAATGATTTGAAAATGTTTAAATACAATTTAGTTTGGGATAAAGTAGCTGTTACAAACCCAATGTTAGCTAAAAAACAACCAATGAGATGCCACGAAGATGTATTGGTTTTTTACGATAAACAACCAACTTACAACCCTCAAATGAGAGTAGGTGTAAAATGGAGTAGAGCAGGAAAAAAACAACATACAACAGATACTTTAGGGCAAAGCACCTTGTTTAATAACGGAAGCGATGAAAGTGAAATGAAATACCCTAAAAGCATTATTACATTTTCAAATGCTGATAAAACAAAAAATGAACACCCAACTCAAAAACCGATTGACTTAATGGAATGGTTGATTAAAACCTACACAAACGAAGGAGATATGGTGCTTGATAACACAATGGGAAGTGGAACAACAAACTTGGCTTGCATTAAATTAAATCGCAAATCAATTGGAATAGAAAAGGAAAAACAATATTACGATGTAGCTGTTCGTAGGGCTTCGGAGTATTGCCACTAACGTGCGGCTATGCGCTACTTTTAATTAATCACTGAAAAAAAAACATGGACACAATGCAATCAAAATTAAAACAAAAACTACTGCATATTTTAGGCAACCTAAAAGGCGGAGTGATAACTGCCGATGAGGCTTTGCAGAAAATAGAACAGGCTTATGCCGAAAAAGCTGAAAAGGACTTTAATACATTGATGAAAGAATATAACGAACAAATGAAAGACATACAGTAATGAATAAATACATCATACACGGACAATCATTTAGTGGCAATGTAACTTTAGAGTATGATTGCAATGACAGATTAAAGCTTATTTTGTTTGAATGTGAGATGAATGACAAGCAACATGAACAGTTTGTGAGGGCTATACCACTTTCGGAGGCAGATTTTTTAAATAGAGCAACGAGAAGTGGCGTAATATTCAGTACAGTTCCAGCAGATTTATCATTTGCCACCTTTTGGCAAAAATATAATTATAAAGTTGGCGACAAAGCTCGTGCTGAAAAATTGTGGAATAAACTATCGGAATCAGAGCGAGTTACCGCTCTTAAATCTATACTCCACTATAATAAATTTTTACAGATAAAAAAATTAGACAAAGCCTACGCCGAAACGTGGCTGAGCCAAAAACGATTTTTAACCAATGAATATTAAGCTATGATAAGAACAATTCCACAAAACAAACAATTGCATACGCTGCTATCCAAATTAAAAATCGACTCAAATATTAAAGGGTTATTGGTGTATCAATATACCAATGAGCGAACTGCTAATAGTAGCGAAATGGACGTTTATGAATGTCAGAACTTGATAAATCATTTACGCAGTATGTTAAATCAGGGTTATGTACAAATTCCGAATAGCGATTATTCAAAAGATGAACAACACTTGGACAAAAAGCGTAAAAGACTAATCGCTAAATTTAGAGAAATGGGCTATAGTACCGAAGACAATCGTGCCGATATGCAACGCATCAGCGAAACTGTATTTAAGTACTGGCGCAAAGGGTTAAATCAACTGAACGAAGCAGAACTAAGTAAAATTATAGCAGTTGTAGAACATAAGTGGATTCCAAACTTTTACAACAAACAATTAAAACAAAGACCATGATGTATTTTACATTTAAACTACCTACGATTGCGCTGAAGCTGAATAATAGCACCGTGCAGCATTATTGCCAGCATATTATTAATACATTTAACAGCACACCGCCAACGCAACTGAGGGAATTAGGTGCGATTTGGCTATATAATAAGTTAATTTTAAAAATGGGGCAAGCAAAATGCACCCTTAAAATTCCTGTAGAATATGCAATGATATTGCGAGCTTACTGCTCCCATACGGATACATTTCACGAATTAGAGCAAATTGCATTGTATGAGATACTTGAGCAGTTAGATAAGAAGTTGAAGTGATTATTTATTCTTACTTTTTTCATCAAAAATTTTAGCATGCAAAAAAAACACTTCTTTTGTGTGTAATTCGTTTTTTATAAATTATTGTTTTATAGTAACTTGCGTGCTTACAGCTGTAAAATGGCACGAAACAAAGAACTTATCCGCAAAAGAAACGCAGAAATTACAGCCAAATACATTGAGCTAAGTAAAGGTCGTTGTGCAAAATGGAAAACAGAAGAGATAATCAAAGAATTGTCCTTAAATTATTATCTATCCGAAAGACGTATTTATCATATTTTGACAATTAAACAGATTTAAGCTCTTGTTTATAAAATTCGCAAACATAATCCAAGACGGTAACTACAAAGCTACTTCTATATTTCATAGGTGCTATGCCTTGTAAAATCAACTGCGAGGTAATGACTTTTCCGGCATCTGTTTTCATCTCAAATCCATTCAGTAAATTATGTACATCGTCTATCAGCGTTTGATGCTGTTCTATTTTATGGTCCTGTATCTGATTGTCAATACTTTTATAAGGTGCAATAGATAGGATATGTATTTTAATATGTGCATTGCGTACAGTTTGCAATCCTCTTGGAAAATAATCAATTTTCATATCTGTAGGCATTTCAATATAAATAACCGGAGCAAGAATACTCACGTTATCTTTACCTAATTGATATTGACCATTATACCAAAGAATAGGAATACCAATACTGTTCAGCAGTATATTGTTGATATTGCCATTTTGCAGTCTGAGTTTAAGTCTTTTATATCTATCGAATGTGTCCATTGGTTGAGTGATTATGATTTAAAAATATTGTCCAATTCACGAGTTATTTTATCTTTTATTTTAACATTCAGCATTTCACTATCTCCGATAAACTGCCGTTTGGGGATGGTAATTTTATCAGAGAAAAACATTGCTTGCCACATGTCTTGCGCTTCGGTATTTCCTGCTTCTTTTGCCTCATAATGTTTGGCAATAAAAAAACTTCTCATTTTAGGCGTTACGGTAATTTCTCCACCCTCATTGTGTATTTGAGCATAAGGCTTGTCAGAATAAATAATAACAGTATTGCCCTCAACTCTATAATCAATGCTTTCGGCAAGCTCTCCAGTATCGCTGAGTGTTTTTTGCTCATTACGGGTTAGTCTTTTACTTTTTCTGGTGTCCCACTTATCTAAACTCTTGTCCGTAAAGCCCTCGTCTTCAAAAGACTGCTTAAAATGATTAATAGCTTCTACGCCGATAATCTCCAAAATATCGCCCCCTTTTAAGAAATTTATAGCCTGTTCTAACTTCTCTTTCATATCATCTCCGCCTTTTATTTCAATGTTGATTTGCATAATTCATTTATTTGGTTTAATTTTGTAGTAGAATTTACTTAGAAGATATATAAAATGCAGGAGCCAGCCACATAAGAAACGGAGGTTTCCGCTCCCAAAGAGGTCGCTTGGCGACCTCTTTGTTTTTTATCTTTTATTTTCAAATTGCATTCCTAAAATTGTTTTTCTATCTGTAAATAACCATTCTCTTTTATAATTAATCCATACTTTATCAAAATTGCTATACCCATTTCCTTTTTTGTTGTTTTCATGCTTCAATTTACCTTTTGCTGTTTTTAAAATATCATCTAATGGTAGTGTACTTTCTTCTGTAATGTATAGTACAATATTATTACATTGTTCATTACATCTTGAGAAGGCATCTTTTACAGCAATTACCTTGTTACTGGTTATCGTTTTTAAGTCAGCTACAAACTTATTATTGATATAATAATCCGGATTGCTATTATTTTTGATAGATTTTAGTGGCAATAATTTCATTCTAAGTTGTTCGTCTATTAATTCGGGTAGTATTGCAATCTTATATCCTTTGTTGGCAAGTTCTCTTGCAGTAGGAAGATTCTCTTGAAAATCTGCATTTTCAATAGTTAAAGGATGTATTTCTATCTTGCCACCTGATTTGGATTTAGAGAACTGTATGTAAGGTGTTTCTTTTGCAATATCTTTATTGACTTCATTTTTTGCAAATTTCAATAATCGTGGTAAATCAGTATTCGTTGCAGCTTTATAATAGTCGCTATTTTCCACATCGAAAACTTGTCCCATTTTGCCAGCATTAAATGCAAAGCCTTTTTCTACCGTTGGAGCATCGGCAGGAATGTCTGTAATGGCTTTGTCAGTTTGCCGAACACTGCACTGGCAATTCCAGCGAGAGGGTGGATAGTAAGTATTCCAAAAAGGATCATCTACCGGCAGTATGGTACCAACCAGTGCCAAATGGTCAATGTCAGGATTTGCAGCTTTAGAGCGTATGTATTCTAAATTAGGATATAAATGCTTGGTTCTTTGTATGCGTTCCCATTGTGCTGCCATTCGTGCCGTGCGTACTGCCGTGTCGTATTCTGTTTTGAGCCAGTTTTTTCTGTACTTTTCATCATTCTTTAATGCATCTGTTTTAAACTGCTGAAATGGCTTTAAATTGCCGTTTTCATCTTTAAGCAATGCCACCGTTTCTTTAACCATTGCATGGTTCTTGAATGCCGTATAAACACCTGCATTGGTTTTCAGGTTTTTCAGCATTTCATAATTAGGCGTGCCATATTCAACCTTGCTTTCAATTTGGCCATAACCTTCCTGTACTGCCTCTTTTAGTGGCTGATAAACTGAGTGAAATAATTTCTTTTCTGTTTTTGAAGCTAATTTTTGGTCTTTATAGAGTTCTTTGGAATACTCTTCCGTCAATTTTTCCAAATCATAAGTGCCAATAATATTATCTTCTTTCTTTTTAGAAAGAAAAAAATAATTATCGTTTAAGTACCATTCAATTGTTGTGCTACACATTGCTTATTTGTTTTTCGGGTCAGCAATAATTGGCTCTGCTATGTCTTTTTTGTTTTTGTTCGGGTTTTCCTTAAACCTTAAAAATGAAAATTCATAAGGTTTATTGTCTAATATTCCTCTTTTTTTCAGGTACGGAATAATAATATTGTTAATGTTATACGTTATTCTTCTCATTCTGGCGAATGTGAAATCTTCCATGGTTCTTTCGTGAACTTCGGCAGAACCTGCAAAACTCTTTTCGTCAGATGAGCCTGTTTGTCCATTAATGAGCTTACTATTTTGCTCATCACAGTATCTCATATTTTCCAAAAAGATAGCATGTGTTCTTTCTCCGGCACGTTCAATAATTTGAACCTTGTCGCCCTCTTGTGTAATGATATAAGCATCTTGCGCAAAGTTTGCAGCTCTGCGTTCTAAATTGTCCAATTCAGCATCGTTGTTAGTATTTGCTTCAATGGCTAAAATAGGCATTCCAAATTTCTCGCTTGTTCTGCTCCAATCCGAGCGAGCGTAAAACTTCCAAATAACGTTATAAGCTGCCTTATATAGAATGCCTAAATCTTTTTTGTTGCCAAAAAATAGCAAACTCAAATCTTCTTGAATATCAGAATAGTTGATATTTGGATTTTGGAATGGCGAAGTAAGCCATATTGTTTCCAACTCTGGGCAAACATTTTCATTTGGCAAAACTTCAAGTTGAATGTTTTTATCCTTGTCGATAAAGAGTTCCACCATTCTAAAGCCATACCATTCTGTTTCCAGCATATAAATTAAAAGTTGCTCAAACCATATTGATTGAATTATAGAATTAGTATCCTTTTCTTGCTGATCATTTATAAACAAGCCAAAGGGTTCGGCTATTACTTTCTGTATCGCCGTTTGAATTTGTGCCATCAGGTGGGCATCTTGCATGATATAATTGTAAATGTCGTACAGTTTGACACGGTTAGGTTGTTCAGGATTTGATGCCAACAGTACTGCAGCTTTAATATCGTCAATCTCATAACTAACATATCGCTTAGGTTGTTTTTTGATGGCGTAAAATGCTCGTTTCTTTTGCACCATATCCAACGTGGGATTTTTAGGCTTGGAATTGGCGTTTAGAAACAGTTTATTGAAAGATTGTTTTAGGGTGTCTATTGCTTTGCTCATTTGAACGGTATTTGAACGGATATTATAAAAGATATTTAAAAAGTGGATTAGTTGTATGTTTTTAAAATAAAACTCGCTAAAATCTAAATTGTATGACTTCTCATTTTTGCAGTACCAATTCTTCTAAGTGTATTATTCTCATCAGCACATTCCTCACTTTCACATTCGTGTATATATGGAGGTATATTTATGTTAAACTTACCAGTGGAGAGTTTTTGCAAATCATCAATTGTGTCATCATAATTCTTTATTACTTTCTGTGGCACATCGTAATCTTCAATTCTTTGATACAGTAGATATAAAGCGATATTGATAGCCCAATTTAAAATTTGATAGTTGCGGTTTCCTGCTGTTTTTGAGAACTCCGGAACAATGTCGTATAGTTTCCCGGCGTAGCCGGCAATAATATCTTCTGATGTTTTTGAAACATCAGCAAGTATTTCCACTTCATCAATGCCCTGTTCCTCATCAATGATTCTTGTTAATATAGCATTGAGTAGCTCTGTTAATATGCGACTTCGGTAGTCTGTTTTAATGATATACATAGTTTAAGGATTTATCCAACGATTGATAGAATAGGTTGCATTGTAACTTCGGTATTTGATATATACACCATCTCCTTCACGACTACCTGCCTGATTGGTATTTCCTTCCACAGTTTTAAAGACTGCTGAATTTACCTGCTGATGAAAGAAACCTGTGTGTCCAATTCGTTTTAGGCTTGGATAATAAAGTGTAAATACATCTCCGGGTTGTGGCTCTTTGATTTTTTGTCCTTTGAAAAATACCAGTCTTTCCTTTCTGTGTGCGGACAAAGCCATTGCATTAATATCTGTTTTTATGCCACACTGCTCCAGGGACCATTTGACAAATGCAGCACACCAAGCATACCCTTTGCCAAGTCCAACAGACTTTAGGTACTGCTCTACTTCCTTGCCGTCATTTTTTCCTGTTGCCTCACGGACACCAACTTGTGAAAGGTAAGTATCGGTTATACAAGTTTGAGAAAAACCAATAGAATAGCTGATACAAAAAATATAAATAAAAATAAGGAAACGCATAAACGTTGTATTTTGGTTAATGAATTAAAGTCTTCTTTAGAAAAATTATAGCTAAAAGAGTTAATGGGATTATTTCTGCTGTCGTACAGATATCGGAATATGTGTCTAAATGTAAAAAACAAACCAAGTACCGCCATATTGGTAGCTCCAACCACAACAGTTCCTGCAAGGAATAGCGGTTGAATAAAGGCAAGGTCATAAGAGCCAACTGCCATTCCGAAAACAGCACTCAGTAAAAATCCTACAAAAAAGAATAGGAGAAATCCGAGCGGAACAGACCATAGTCCGTCAAAAAGTTGTAAGTAATAAAGTAATCTTTTCATATAGTAAAAAATTTAGATTGAACGATTGGTGTTTTTTTTAAATCCACCTGAGCGAAACCCTGTGGAAAGCCTTTTGCCTCTTTGATTTAGAATAAACAATGCTCCTTCCATTGCATCGGGAGCATCATCATGTCCCCGATTGCCTTTTTCAAAGCTTAAAAGTTGGTCTAATAGCAATTTACAGTCTGTGTTGTCTTTTATGCTATTATCAATAAAGATGAATCCACGTTCAAAAAGTGGAGTTACCGCCTCTATCCTTGCGTGCTTATCGGGTTTCTTTCTGCTGTCTTTGCGCATTGGTAATTGATAGCCTCGTATTTTACCTTCTTTTGTAAATTCATCAAAAATCATGTCTTGAAGTAATCCACCCTCCATAAAGAAGTCCACGATTGCTTTTTCTCGAATAGTTTCATAGTAGTCATACCAATAAGTAACCATTTCGTGAATGGAACATTTGCGTACGAACGTGGCAATAATATCAAATACAGCATCTTTTTTGCCTATTGTAATAATGGCTTTATAATCTGATGTATCGGTATTTTTAAAGGAAGGGTCGCAATAAGAAACGATATAGTCATATTCTGACAAGTCGGGTGAGTTGCGATATTGTAACCATTCTGTTTTGAAGACAGCACCTTCAATAATTGGATTATTAAAGAGTTCTGATTGTGCTTTGGCATAACCTAAGTCTCTAATCATCAAATCTACTTCTTTGAAAGCGTATTTTTCTTTCCATTCCACTTGCCCTTTTGTGTCCAAAGCATTAACCCGAATAGTATTAAAAGATTCATTTTCGGTAAAACAGCCCAAAACAGTATGTTTGGCTATTCTATTGTTCGCAATAATAAAACGGCAATTACCCATATCTGAACTACCCAGCAGGGCTTTTAATGCCCAATCATAAGTTTGATTTACTCGCTTGGGGTTTCTGCACAATTCATCGTCATCAATATCGTCCAATACAAAATAATCAGGTCGGTATTGTCTGTACCTCAAACCACGTGGCGATTGTCCTCGCCCAAGTGCGAAAAAAGCACAATCATCTTTAGTGGCAAATCTTCCTTTTTCCCAACTACCAAAACGAAGTTGTTCGCCAAAATCATTAATATACCTCTGATTGCTGATTAATTCTGCTTGCAAATCAGAAAGTAACGTTTGGGCTGCATCTTCATTTTTGCCTACTAAAACCATTACTCTTATTTCTTTGGGTTCTTGCATTTTTAGCCAAAGTGGGAATAATATATTAGCGTGTGTGGACTTGGCGTGTCCTCTTGCCCATTCTAAGCACAGGCGTAATCTTTTTTGTTTTTTTACTTCTTTTGCAGCCTCTATGTGAAACCAACCGCATTTACTTTGAGCATAATGAGGAAAATAATAATCAACAAAAGCAGCATAATCTTTTCTAAGCCGGCAGATACGTTTGTTTTTTTCTGCATCACTCTCAAATTCAGATATAACTGTACTGTCGTGAATCTTTCTGCACAACTCATTAAAGCGCAATAGCTGTTGTTGATGTTTAGAATTGACTTTAGCCATTGTTTAATTCCGATGCTTTTAGTTCACAAAACTCATAGAGATACATTGCAATGTTTTTCGCCAAAGCAGGTTGTGTGGGCATTAACCATTTTATAAATGCTTCAAAAATTTCAATATAATCACTGAGTGAGTTGGTTTTTTCGAGCCTTTCAATTTGTACTGTTAGTTTTGCCAGTACATCTGCCTCCTTACTTGTCGGCACATTTTCAGGTCTTGGGCGTTCTGCAATTATGTCCTGAAGGTTTTTGATAGATTCATAGTAATTAACTATCAAAGAAGCTTTAGTTATTTTCTTGGCCGTCTTCAGTATTTCCCATTGTCCTGCCTTTGCCCAACTTCCGATAGTTACTTGAGATACGCCAACAATATCTGCAATATCCTTTAATGTCTTATCTGTTGTAAGGTAAAGTTCCTGTGCGAGTAACTGTTCCGATTTCTTTTTTGCCATAGCTTATAAATTGCTCTGCAAAACTCGCAAGGATTAACGAAAGCCGTAAAAATTAAATCCATGACGGCAGTTGTAGCTGCCGTCATGGCAATATTTACTGCCGTCATGGAAAATGAATTTTAGCATTAAAAAAATGTGTTTCAACTTTGCTATCAAATTACGAGGCAAATGGCTTACCGAAAAAAGTTTATAGTTGGAGATGAATCTTTAAATACTTATGGCACATGGCTATTAAATGCAGGTGCAGATATGAGTTATATTGACAAATTCTCTCCTGCCTATTATGATCACAAAGATTGGGAAGTGCCTATTGGACATTGGGAAAATATAAAATTAAACTCAAAAGGACAATGGGAAGCAGAAATTGTAATTGATGGTGCAGATGAGCGAGAAAAAATGTATATCCGAAAAATTGAAAATGGCGATATTAAAGGAGCCTCTTTTGGCTTGGATATTCTTGCTGTTTCGGAAGAGCCACTGTATTTAAAACAAGGACAAACAAGAGCTACCGTTACGGCTTGGCAACCTTATGAAATTAGTATCGTGCCAAGCCCGGGCAATGCCTCTGCAAGTGTATTGTTAAGAAACCAATCTAAAGAAATTCGCCTAAATAATAATTCCAAATCAGAAATTATAGACAAGGTATTACCGCATATTCAGCAATTAAAATCAAACAAAATGGACAAAATAGCATTAGTATTAGGCTTGCCAAAAGATGCAAGCGAAGACGCAATTTTAAATGCGTTACAACCTGTGATTGAAAAATCCAAACAATCAACAGTATTAAGTAAGCATATTGAAGATTTGGCAAAGGCAGCATTGTCAGAAAGCCAGCATCAATTTTTTACAGAATTAAACAAAAGCAACCCAACACAGGCTTTGGAATTTTTGAAATTGCACAAAGAAACTGAAGTGGAAACAGAGCAATCTGCACCAAAAGTTAGCGATGTATTAAATACAGCAAAGGCACAGTTGGCAAAGGGTAAAGGAAAGGAAAGTAAGGAAAATGAAAAAGAAACTTACGCTTACTTATCCAAGCACAATCCTGAAAAATTATTAAACCTAAAACGCTCTGAACCAGAAACATTCAAGCAGATGGAAGCAGACTACTTGCAGGCTAAAAAAGAAAGTAAAATTTAATTTAAAAATCATTAATAATAATAACAAAATGAAAAGAATACAAGCACTAAACAGCCTATTGATAGCAATAGCATTTAACACAGTAATGGCTACAGCCTTATCTTTAGCCATCGGTATTAATCCGTTAATTCCAATTTTGGCTTTAAACATAGTCTCTTTGAGATTTGGCAAGAAAGAAGAATTAACAAACATACTCCGTGTCGGATTGAATAAAGAAATTTGGATTTCGGATATTAAAGAAGGGTTTTATCCTGACACTTCATTTTTGAGCAGTGCCGAAAACTGGGACATGTGGGTTGAAAACGATAAAATTAATTTAGCAGAAGCCGGCGCCGATCCTGATGTTTTAATCAATAATACCTCATTTCCGATTGCTGTTGCGGACAGAACAGACACTCCAATATCGGTTGAGTTGGATATGTTTGACACCAAGAATACAAGATTACGCAATGCAGAATTAATAGAATTGGCTTATGATAAGCGTAATTCTGTTATTAATGGACACAAGAATGCCTTGTTGCATAAGTTTGCTCAAAAAGCTATCCATGCATTTGCACCAACTTCTAATGGTATCTATACACCTGTATTGAACAGAGAGGCAGAGAATGCTTTTAAATTTAGCGACATCATTGATTTGCAGTTAAAGTACAATGAAATGGATGCACCAGACGATAGAATTTTGGTATTGTCACCCAAGCATCAAGCAGCATTAGCTAAAGAGGATTTAAGCTTATATAAAGCAATTATGGCTCAAAAAGGCGAGTTGCTTTATGGATTTAAAATTTTCACATACAGTAAAATGCCATTCTACACCAAAGCGACTGGTCAAAAGTTAGCATTTGGTACAGCAGTTAATCCAGCAAATGATGCAGTAGCATCCGTAGCATTCTGTGCATCTGAAGTAATGAGAGCTGTAGGAACGGTTGATATGTTTGCAGAATTAAAATCGCCAACAGAGCGTGCAGATATTATAGGCTTCCAAATGAGAGGAATTGCACTACCAATCAGAAACAAGACAATAGGAGCAATTATCCAATAATCCTCAATGCAGACATTTATGTTTTCTTTATCTACTATGAGCCTGTTTATTCCTGTCATCACTTCGATGACAGGAATATTATTGGGCTGGTTAATTGGAAGAAGAAAAAGTAAAATAGAAGTGGATTTGTTAGAGGTAAAAAGATTAGAAAGTCTTATCGCATTATGGAAAGACATAGCAGATAATATTAAAATAGAATACGTAACACTTAGGGCAGAGAACAAGGAGTTGATTAATAAAATAAACGACTTAGATATTCAATTAGATGCTGTAAGGAAAGAAAACGAAAAACTATTAAAGGTATTAAGAGAGTTAAAAAAGCAACAAAACGGCACGAATGAAAAATAAATTATGGATATGGATAATTAGTTTACTCATGTTATCCTGTGCGACAACTAAAAGAAATCGTACAGTTAGCCGTTCAAGCATAGCTTATGACAGCATAGTTTATAAGGAAATAGTCCGTATAGATACTTTTAAAATCAGTGCAGATTCAACTAAAATCATATTAACGCCTTATATGCTTAAAGATACTGTTTGGACTTATATAGAAAAGACAGACGGTCGTTCCAAATTGGTAATTCAAAGACTAAGAGACACTGTATATATCAATGCCTATTGCGACAGTGTGATAAAGTTGATTTTAAACACCGAAAAAACACTATTTAAACAGCATTCAGATGCTCAAATAAACAAGGAAACAGTAACGTCTAAAACCAGCAATTCATTTGCAAGGAAATTTACAGCAATTGTAATTTCCATCCTGGTTATAGCGGTAATAGTATATGTATTAATTAAATCATTAATCTAAAGTAAAATGGCAAAGCAAAAAGAAACCCAAAATACAGAACTGGAACAAATAGCAAATCCAGCGAGTGAATTACAAGCATACTTTGATGCTTATCCCCAAATAGATGAATTTTACAAAACGTCTGATGGGCAGGTATTTTCTGATACAAATCTTAGAGATAACTACCTGAGAACACTTGACAATAAAGAATTTGAAACCTTTAAAAGAAATGCATAATGGGAAGACCAGCAGTAAAAATTAATTATTTAAACGGACAGTTAGGAGGGGTTGTTCGTGCCGAAGATAGAGTGGCAGGATTGATACTTTCAGGAGTAGCGGAATCGGGTATTGCCCTCTTAGAACCCAAGCAGGTTTTTTCTTTAGAAGAAGCTGTTAGCTTAGGCATTGCCGTTGCAACTAATCCTTTAGCCTATCAAGAGATTTCAGATTTTTATAAGAAAGCTGGAAAAGGCTCTGAATTGTGGATTATGTTAGTGGTCAATACAACATTGCTTGCAGACATCAGCAATAAAAACAACAATATAGCTCGTAAATTATTAGATGCAGCAGACGGCAGAATCAGACGTTTGGGTATCAATAGAAAACCACCTGTTGGTTATTCTATGGTAAATACAGAGTGTGTGGACACAGATGTTTTGACTGCAAAAATTAATCTCCAAGAATTGTTGGTAGAGTATCAGGCAGCACAAAAGCCATTCCGTGCCATGTTGCCACATTTGGGTTTTGACAAAACCCAAACCAGTAATTTACACAACTTCCGTCAAGATACTCACAATGGCGTGAATTTAATTTCATGGTCTGCTTATACGAATGGACAACCATCTGTTGGTTTTTCATTAGGCTGGTGGGTATCACTACCTGTTCACAGAAACTTAGGTCGGGTAAAGAATGGCGATGTCGGGTTGTTGAACGTTTATTTTCCAGACGGAACACCAATCAAAGAATTAGAAACTAAATGGGATGGCTTCCACGATAAGGGTATGACATTCTTAATCAGACACTATACAAGAAGTGGCTGGTATTTTGTTAATGACTACACTTGCAGTCCGGCTACAGATGATTACAATCAGTTATCACGTGGCACAACGATTGACTTGGCAAGAGTGGTATTGTACAATGTACTGATAGGAGAACTGTTAGATGATGTGGAAGTGGACGAAGATGGGAATCTCCCTGAATCGGTGGTGCTTGGTATTCAATCAGAATGTGAAAATGCTATCGTACAGAATATGCGTGAGAATATTAGTGGAAAGCCTACTATTATTATTCCTTCAGGACAAAACTTTTTAGCAACCAACAAAATAAATATGCAAATCAAAATCAGACCAAGAGGTCAATTTAAAGATATAGAAGCTGATTTGTCATTTGATAACCCAATGAATCACAATTAAAAATTAAAGATATGTTAGAGACACCATTCGACACGTCAGAATATGCTTGGAAAGACTTAGAAGTAGCCATTATGGGCAGACCATTGGTTCGTATTTTGAATGTGAAATACGAAGCTTCACAAGCATTGGAAGAAATCTACGGCAGAGGGCAAAATCCTTTAGGCATACAAGAGGGTAATTACCAATTCAAAGGAGAAATCGTAATTGGACAAAGTGAGCTAATTGCACTGCAAAGAAAAGCCAAAGAATTAGGGTTTAAAAACATCCTAAAACTCCATTTCGATATTAATATCGTCTATAACTTAGATGGCATTGTTACAAGAAACGTATGCAAAGGAGCAAGGATTGAAAAATTTGAAGAGGCAATGAAACAGGGAGATACTGCTATGGAAATTACACTACCTTTTAAATTTACTGATATTCAGTACGGACTATAATTTTTTTTAACTAAAATACTAAAAACATGGCTTTAAAGAAAATACAAAATATGGCAATTGCAGCAGATGCGGTAACGCCTGAAATGATTGAAAGCTGGAAACAGCAATATGGTGGAGTGTTCAGATACACCACAGAGGACGGCAAAATTGCCTATTTCAAAACACCTGATAGAAAAATATTAGGAATGAGTACCTCTGCGCCAGATGTGGTAGCAGGAAATGAAATTGTAGCAAGAAACTGTTTTTTAGCAGGCGATGAATGTGTGATTAATGAGGACCAGTATTTCTTTGGTTTGCAAAATCAGTTGAGTACGTTTCTAAAGCAGACAACGGGAAAGTCGGAAGAGCTTTAAGGGAGGCGAAAAAGATTGCCAAAACCAATAACTTATTACTCAATGATTATATGATTAGATATTACCTACACATAGAACCAAACAATTTGAGCGACAAAGAATGGGCAGAAGCAATTGCTTACTTAGAGCGAATACGCAAAATGGAAAATGGTAGTTAAGGTTACCAGTAACGCTGAGACGGATTGGAGCAATCTTCTTTTCCTTTAAAAAGATAAACGATTAAGAAAACACAGTAACCAATCATTCCTGAAACAAAATAGATTCCTATTGCCCAAAGGATAATTTTTAAAATTAATTCAAATAGAAATTCCATAATCCAAAGTTACGACTAATAAATCAAAATGGCAAATGAAGTTTCATATAATATACAGGTTAATTCCGGGAATAGTACAGGGAATATAAATGGTATTACGAATGGCTTTGGTGAATTAGTTAATAAGGGAAATGCTGTTTCTTCCTGCTTTAAGCGAATTGGAGAAACGGCATTTGCGTTTGAAAATATTTCAAATGTCTTAGGGAAGTTTTCAAACGCTCTAAATTCTATTGTGGAGCCGGGCATCCGCTTAGATGATAACTTGAGGGATTTACAAGCCATAACAGGAGTAAATGATAATCAACTGAAACTCATTAGCGATTCTGCAAGAAAAACTGCTAAGGCTTTTGGTATTGATGCATCTGATGGTGTAGAATCTTACAAAACAGTATTATCTAAATTAGGTCCGGAATTAGCAAAAACGCCCGACCAATTATCTTTAATGGGTACGCATATAGCTGTACTATCTAAACAGATGGGCAATGATACCGTTGGTGCAGCTAATTTATTGACAACTGCCATGAATCAATATGGGGTTTCAATGGACAATCCAATAGAAGCATCACGAACTATGGGCGTGATGATGAATATTATGAGTGCAGCAGCACAGGAAGGCTCTGCCGAAATGCCACAAATTCAAGCTGCATTAGAACAAGCAGGAATGATGGCAAAAACAGCTAATGTTTCATTTGCTGAAACCAATGCAGCTATTCAGATTTTAGATGCAGCAGGAAAAAAAGGTGCAGAAGGTGGCGTGGCGATAAGAAATGTCTTAGCAGAGATGTCTTTGGGTGCTGCACAGCCTAAAGAAGTAGCAGAAGGAATGGCTAAATTGGGTATTAATTTAGATACTTTAACGGACAAAAGTTTATCATTTTCCGATAGGCTGAGATTGCTAAAGCCTGCAATGCAAGACCAAAAACTACTTACCCAAATGGTGGGCG